CTCATTGTATTCTTCTGGATAAAAGCCAGTATTCAAAGTTAGTTTTTCTACTCCGTTATTTGTAAGTATCTTCTGTTGATGTCTACTTGTATCGTAGCTACCATTAACTATAATGTTTCTTTTAAACTTCTCTCTACTTACGGTTAGATTCTTATTCGTTCTCTTAAAAAACCAGACATCTTGTAACGCTCCGTATTTGTTTACAAACGTTACTTTGTAAGGATCGTATTTTATTTCACATTCGTTTTTAACAGTTAGTTTAGTTACCTCCGTATCTGTCTCAACGTATATAGAGTCAAAGTCAAACAAAGTGTATTCGTTAGAAAATTGATCTAAACAACTACTACCCTCGAATGTACCTCCATCTTGTATTACCCTATCTTCATACTCATCAGACCCATTGATAGTACTGGACACGTATTCTATTTGCTCATCACTTTCATTGCTGTCTGTAATTGATTTTGTATATACCAACTCTCCGTTTAACTCAAACGTAACTCTATTTGTAATTTCTGTATATACTGGTATTGTTACTGGAGCATCGTCTAGCTTTACTATTTTAGTATTTGTCTGCAATAGTCCGCTATTGTTTTGTGGATTAGCACCATCTTCAAAAAAGCCATAACCATCAAAACCTAACAACGTAGTATACGAGGTGTAACCTTGTGCGACTCCTTGTATGTAGTTATTTGTTTTGTACTCTACCCATACATTATTAGTCTCGTAGTCTCCATCAAAAGTGTGTAGTAAATAGTCATTGACTATCTCGGATATCTCAAAGGTCACATTCTCAGTAATTGCAAACGATGTTAATTGGAATAAGTTTGTTCTGTCTGTTTGATAAGTGCCAGTATAAATATATATCTCCATATCTACTTGCGTCAAGTTGGTTGCAGATATATTTACGTAATACGGACTCCTTGCGTTTATTTTAGCCATTCTCTTTGTTTTGTTCTATAAGTAGATTTAAAAAATCCTCTACATCCATTTTTACTTCTTTGGTTAGTTTCTTGTCTATATTGTTTATTGCACTTTTATAAGCATTTGTAAAAAATAAGCTAGGCTCTAAACCTTTCTTGTATATAGATCTAGCTATTATAAATTGTAAAGACTTACGCTTTATAAACCTACCCTTTTCATCTCTTATGCCTTTTAGTTTTTTCTTAACTATCCACTTGTCTAGCTTTGATGGAGGCGGCATCTTGTCTTTAAAACTGTATGGTGTATTATACTTTGTTTCTACACCGCTTACCCCTTTGTCTACATACTCCCCATACTCTGCCATCAATATATCAAAGGACAACGATGTCTCTGTCTCCTTTATGTCTGTGCCTCTCAAGCTCTTCTCTAAGCCTCCTCCGCCCTTTTCTTGCTTTTGTAGGTTAGACTTAGACTCTTCGATTATAAGGTCTCTAAGAGCTTCTAATGCAATCTTTAGGTTTTTAGCTGTCACAAATATCTATGTTATTCATTACTACTAAAGTAAAGCTCAACGCCCATCCAGTAACCTCATTCTCAAATCTATCCGTAAAAGGCTCTAACGTTGTAGACCCATCTAATTGATAGCCATCTCTATGCGTAGCTCCTTTGCGTAGTATCTGTACAAATTTATTCAGTACCGCTAACTGCGTGTTCTTAACATCCATCTCATTATCGTTACCCCTAAATATGTCTACCGTTTCATTTTTAGAAGTGTCAACTATATCCATAGCTAGTATACTAAAGTTAAAAGACATCGTTTGCCCAGACTCCGTTATGTTGTTTAGAATCATATGAGCTAAAGGGAATATGTTTTGTTTATTGAGATCTACCTTTGTTATATCTCCTCTTGTTACGGTATTGCAATTTACGTCTGCGAGTAGTATGTCCTTTAATGTATCTAGTACATCGTAATATGCTATTGCTCCTCTGTGTGTTATTAACGTCATCTTTTAAATTTACTTTTTATATTTCTTGCCTCTAGCTCTGCTTTGTCTTTCATAAAGGTTAATGCATATAAACACTTATGCACATTCAAACCAGTTACCTCGTCTAGTCTTCTAACATCATACCCAGCGAGTGCTTGAATCGACTGATACCAACCCCACTTGCTTGTAAAGTTGCTTGTAGCGTCGAGTCCTCCATCCCCATTTGATCCAAATAATTCGTCATAGCTACTGACAACTCTTTCCCTAAATTGTAAAAAAAAACCATACTACTGATAACCGCATCCATTGGTGTATGAATCATTGCATCGTAATAACGGTCTCCCTTATACTCTTCTATTAAATACTTACTGCCAACTTTCTGTTTAATCGGTCTGTATAATACTGCCATCACTTTATACATATTGTCCCAGTCCCCTAAGTTTCTGTCTATGTCTATATACTCTCCAAAGGTCATATCATCTAGCTTAGGTATAAACCCAAACTCCGTATCTCCTAACTTAAATGTATGTACCAGATCTGGCTGTTCGTTTAAGGTTATCGTTATTATGTTTACGACTTTTCTTATATCCGACATCTTGTATTCTACTGCCTCTATAAGCGGTACCTTACAAAAGATCTCTAACACTTTTTGATGAATAAAAACCTCGCTATACTCATCTTCTTCATTCGCATCTATTACCTTTAGATATTTGACATAGTCACTTAAAGGTATTTCTGTTAATCGGTTAGGTACATTTACTTGTAACTTCATATTAATATAACGTATAAATTATTTCTTTTTTTATAAAATTGCATACTTTCCAAAGTTAGGCTGACTCATTATTGAATAACAAGCGTATCTTGTGCTGTCAATTAAATGGTCGTTCTTTGGCTCTGGTTGATTGGTTAGTTTACCGCTCTTGTCTTCTTTCCACTTATAGTCCCTAAATTCTTGTATAGCGTTATGGCTGTCTTTAGTGATATGTATCTTGAATCTCTTTAGTAAGTCTATACCAGCATTGATAGAGTCTTTACCCTTTACACTAGGTCTTACATTCCAACCCATCTTCCTAAGCTCGTCATTTAATCTAGGCTCAGCTGAGTCTGCAAAGATTAGGTCTCTCTGTATTCCTAAGTCTTTTAGTCTTTGGTGTATGTCTCTTCCAGTCATCATAGTTTGGAATATGTACTCTTTTATGTATAAGTCATAGCCTCTCTTCCATACGCCCACCATAGCTGTCGGATCGTTTGTGTATCCGTAATCTAAACCAAAGCTAACAAACTCCGCATCGTCTGGCACTTTGTCTGTCTCATAGTATTTAAATATAGTTGCTTTACTATACCCTCTCTCTCCTAGTCCGTATATCCTCCAGTAATGGTCATCTGTTTCTTTTAGTCTCTCTATCTCCTCTATAATGCTAGAGTCTAGGAATTTGTTATCTAGGTATGTGGTCTTATAAAACTCTACGTCTTCTCTTGGGATAACCTTGTCGTATATCCAATGATAAAAATCTGATGGGTTAAAGTCTATAACTATCTTCTCGGTTGTTCTAAATACCAACTGTTGCCAGTCCTCATAGTCTAACTCGTTAGCCTCGTTTATAAATAAAAACTCTCTCTTACGACCTCTAATCTTTTGTGGCTGATCTACACTAATAAACTCTATAAGGTTACCATCTAACTGATACTCGCTATTACTTTTATTATGATTAGACTCTAAGTACTTATTATGTATTTTAAGTATGTCTATGAAGTCTCGCATTACTGATGACCTAAGAGCTGGAAACGTTTTACGACATATAGTGATAGTCTTACCAGTATGTGTTTGGCAATAGTGAAATATAATAAAGAGCAAAATGTTATAAGTCTTCCCAGACCTAGTCCCTCCTTGCTCTACTACTATTTTTTTCTGACTATCTAAAAGATGCTCAAATACTACATTGACATTTACATCCACTATCTATGAATCTTTATGTTTATCTCTTTGTCTGTTGTATCGTGTTTTATTTCTCTCTTTGTTCCATTGAGTCTGTGTGCCTCTTCATCATCCGCTATCAGTTTCATTAATCCTATTTGTAGTGTAGGGTTGTCTGACTTGTACCATTTGTCCCTCATATCTACTTTCATATTAATCCTATTTTTTGATAACGCTCTTTTTATATCGTCTAATTCGTCTAGTTTATGATTATAGAATGTAGCCTTAGTAAAGGCGGTATATGCGAATATATCCCCTATGAATATTAAGTTATTGTCTTTTATTGCCTTTAAACAATCTTTAATCATCTCTTCTGTGTCGTAAGCCATAAGTAAGTCTTTTATAATATAACGCTAATTTTAAACTATTTGTAAACTATCTATTGCTTTTTTTATTGCCTCTCTTACTTTTAGTACGTCTTTATCTATATCTTGTTTCTCTCCCATTGGTTTTTTACCTATAACTATTTGCTCCGACTCCATCTCTAGGAGTATGTACTGATACACCTTATAAAAGTTAGGCTCATACTTTTCTATAGTTTCGAAGTTCTTCATAGAGTGTACTATCGATGCGTGTGACCTACCTAGATAATTTGCTATCGTAGACATAGTCATCATAAAGTGTTCTCTTAGTATTTTATTGAATATAATTCTAGCGTATACATATTCTCTTTTTCTTGTATCTGTTCTTACGTCTAGTCCAGTATAAAACTTTATACGGTCTTTTATGTAATTCAAATCTCTTTCTCTTTTATTTATCATAGTGTTCCAGTTATAGTAAAGTCATTAACGTCAAAATCTTCTCTTTTGTAATCTTCATATATTTGTATAGCTCTTTGCACTTGCTCCTCTCCTACTTCATAAAACTCCTTAGACACATCCCATACTGCTATATCTAAATTCTTTTTGTCTATACATAGGAATTTAAAGTCTTTGTAGCTACACTTAAACAACTCGCAGTAGATATATACTTGGAGGAAGTATCTAAATTTATAAGCTGACCTATTAAAGTTTCTTACGTCTATTGTAGTTTTTAAATCTACTATCCCTCCTTTGTTTTTTAAGATGTCTGCCTTAGCTCTAAAAGGATAGCCAAATAATTCTCCTACTGCTGGGATCTCTGTTCGGCTATCTCTCATTAGCTCCATTGCCCTAGAATTTTTACTTATTGCATCTACTAACCTCTCTGCGTCATTCAATTCTTTTTTTGTAAATACGTCTGGATATTCTTCTTTAGCCTCTTTAAACTTTTTAGTGTTCTTGCTCTGCACGTCTATAATTACAACGTCATCCATTTTTTCTGGCTCTAGTATCATTGTATGGAATAGCCATCCATCACGTAATGCTTGACTGCTTTGCTCTCTCCCGTACTTCATAGTATAGTGATACGTCTTTGGACTATCTAATAGTAACTTTAAATTACTAGAAGAAAAAGCTGCCTTGCCTAAGTAGCCATAGTAAAACTCATCTGAGTAAGCATTGTCTACTAATTCTTGTTGATCGTGTTCTGTGTTATCTAATAGTTTTATCTTCATATAATTGCGTTATCTAATTGCTCTATTATGTGTCGTATCTCACTACGTTCAAATTTACCAGTTACCTCTGCATTGTATGTCTTGAATGTTAAATGATAAAAATCTTTGTCTGCATCTCGTATGTTTTCTCGCTTCCCTAAATACTCTATGTTTATAGTGAATTTCATTTTTTTATAAATTTTCTTAGTTGGTTATTGATTCTTTTTAGTAAAGTTACTCCTATAATTAAAGCAGCGACTGTAAATATATTTACGTGATACCAATCGTCACATACTCCTAATACGTGTTTTAAAATCTCCATAGTTTTTATTGTTGTAATATTTCTATAAATTCTGCGTGTTCCCTACATTCCATACATATATCTGTTTCATTCCATCGACCAGCACCGCAACAATCAGAAGACTCATACCAATGCTCCTTAACCCCTCTCCTTGACCTTGTGTAGTTTCTTAGTAATTTACGAAGTCTAAGTTTCATTACCAGTCGTATTTAAGTTTTACTTTTGACCAC